AAAAAAAGGGCGATCTCCATGAGATCGTCCTTTTTCTGATACGCTCTTTATTAGATTATCATTTAGTAGAATCATTGTCAACGGTCTGCACATATTCTATGGCGCGACCAACCATGACAGGAATACGGGACTCATCACAATTCTCAATGTAATAGCGACCGTCGCCGTCACCAAGATTACCAATATAATAAAGAGTAAAGTCTTCAGGATACTTTTTAATAAGCATTTTATCATCGTTAACTATGCCTTCAAAAGCTCGCAGAGCAAGCATATCATTGTGGTAAACCTGCGGAGGACTGAACTGTTCAGCCTTGGAATCATAAATGGAATAAAGTCTCAGTGAAAACATCTCCTTTTCTTAAAGCAACTAAATACCTACGAATCATAAGATAAAGCGTAGCTGAAATAACAAAATAGTCATTATCAAGGCGAATAACTCTAGAATCATCAGGCTTAAGACGATAAGCGGCATATTTACTTCCACGAAAAGAGTAACTAAAAGGAATATTACGCTCATCACAGAAATTTTCAACAGCTTCAAGTTCGCTAATAAACATCACCTCGTTTCTGATTTAATGATAACACAATCACAATACCTTGTCAAGTTTTCTGCCAAGAAAATGTTTATATTTGCCTTCCTGAACGCGGCACCGGTCAACCAAACGCTCAAAAGTATTGTTCTCCAGATTATGAAGCATCTTCTCAATACGGTTATTACGAATAAACTCCATCCAGTGAGGATGCGTTTCATCAAATTTCTTATCATAATAACGAGGAGGACGCATCTTCTTACCGTTAATAACAACATAATCATTAGCATAACATTCTTCGCCATGATCTTCGAGCCATTTAGCACCTATGCCGGGACGATTAGAAGCAACCATGAATTCAGGAATGCGACCTTTATAGTGAGAAGGAGCGTCTTTACCGGTCTGTTTTTTAACTATATAGCGAGCGACATAGGCAGCAGAATCAAAGCTAAACTCACCAATAAGGTGCATACCGTATTTCCATACTTTGGCAAAACGAGAAGAAGTGTAAGTATTATAACCGTCTGTACGGAACCGAAAAATTTTGTCATCAAAATCAATATTAAACAAAATGTAATGATAATGGGGACGACCATGAAGTTCACCATATTCACCACAGCCGAGAAAGCGAATACCACTGCCATACTCACGACGAAGATTTTTCATGAAAGTCTGGTGAAATTTCTTGCTTAAGCTTTTATCACGCGGCAAATGATAATCGTCGAAAGTGCAAGTAACGAAATAAGCAGAAGACGAAGAACGGGCTTCGTGAACAGCACGGACAGCCCACTGTCTACTATTTTCGAGACGACAACCGATGCATTGTTTACAAGAACAACGAATGAAACGGCTATCGCCAGCAAGCTCAGGGTGAGAGGCAAGGCTACCGTAAAAACTATAATGTTGTTTTCCATTTTTCGTAATCGCTCCTTCGACTGGGTACATAAGAATAGGATTATAACAAACCATATTAATCACCTGTACCGATTGTATCAGGATTAAGTCAGAATGTCAAATCCTAAATCCACCTCGTCCTACTCTTTTAAAATTTCTACGACGAGATCTGGAGGTACGCCGAAAAAGACGGCGAGAACCTCGTTTAGATAAACGACGACGTCTCATTTAGCATCCCTCCAAGAACCGAAAAAACGGCTAGTTTTTTTAGAATCATTCTTATTAGCAACTGGTTCAACAAGTTGAGCAACATCGGCCTGAAAGTCCGAAGCAACTTTTTTAGCAGTAACAGTATTCGAAGAAGCTTTACCTTTCAGAGCTTCAATTAGATCCACAACTTCCTGAATAAAGGGAACAACAACAGAAACAATAAAAGTAAGAATCATAGTAGTTTTATTAGACATAAAAGTTATCTCCTTCCAAAGTAACGACCTCCGAGGAAGCCTATAACATTTTTGACAGTAGAACCAACACCACTAGCGACAGATCTAGGAGCACCTGTAAGACTCTCGATATTCCTATAGAAATCACGTTCCATACCTGCCATTTCAGTTTGAATATTATCAAAAGCGGCGGCAGAATTAGAACGATTAGCTGAAGCAATATTATTCAAAACACCAGAGCTAAGATAAGAACCTTGAAGACGAAGGTTTTCAAGCTCCAGATTCATCTTCTCAAGCTCGTAACCAAGACGTTTCTCATAAGTCTGCTCACGAAGATTCAGATCGTTTGCAAGAATACCGTTCTGAAGAACTGTACCATGGGTACTCTGACGCACAGAATCGGCTTCTGCGACGTTTTTATCAATTTGAGATATTGCAAGATGCTCGGCATTCTTAGCCTGCCTTTCAGCGGCACTAGCGGCTTTAGCAGAATTCATAGTAGAACCTATATCGCTCATGCCTACAGAAGCAGCTGAAGCTCCAGATATAGAACCGCCTATACCATTAGTTGCGGCAAGAATAGGATTAAGACCAGCATTGCGCATATCTTCTACAGCCCATTGATAACGATGTTTATAGTTTTCAACGTTCCACGCGTTAGCCTGTGCGGCATTAGCAGAATTGTAATGATTCTGAACTGCAGATCCTAGAACAGAACCAGCAACACTGCCTAAAGTATTAGAAAGCCATGACATAAAACCAACTCCTTTTAGAAGTGATCAACAAGGCCGGGCGTACCAAACATAGGCATAGGACGCACGGTCGTGTAACGGAATCCTATGTCAAGCAAGAATTCAGGCTCACTGGGAACAGCGATAATGCGATCAATAGGCGGTTTTTCAACAATAAACTCTTCGTTGAGAGTTGGAGCATTTTTAAAGAACTGGGACAAATGCCACTTATCCAAAGAACCATTAACCACAGAACTACGGAACTTACCTGTAATCTGCGAAGGTTTATAGCGATATTCGGCATAACGTTCCTGGTAGCCAAAAACAGTAGTATCATCTTTAGAACCTTGAGCATAGATCTCACGAAGCTCAATAGCCTGCTCACCGAGATGAGCGAACGTGGGCCAATAGAAATCATAAACCGTAGAACGAAGCCACATCTTGTTGATACCTTGCTGATAAGTAAGATCAGCACGAGCGCATACAAAACCAAAAACATAACCATGTTCGACAAAAGACTTAGTAAAACCATGGAACTTAGCGGCAGTAACACCATAAGCAGAAAGATTGCCTTGAGGAGAGGTGTCGTCAGTTGCAGAAGTTTGTGCTATTGGATTGACGTTAACCATTTTAGTGAAAGAACCGAGGAACTCAGGGCGCTGAAGACGAGCATCAGGAGAAACTACGCCAAAGAAAGAGCGAAGCACTTCTGTATACCGACTACCACCACGAGCAAGACGTTCGTAGAACTTTTGCATTTGGAAGGCAGTACGAAGACTGTTGATGGTAAATATACTTGAACTATCAAGATCGGCATAAGCCTTACTAGAAAGCCAAGAAGAACCAGGTTTAGCAGCAACAACAGTTTTATCAAGACCCTTAGCAGCAGCGTGACCAGCTATAGCAACATCATGACCACCGCTTTGATATTCTAAAGTACCATTTCCAGTATAAACATCATAAACGCCGCCATTTTCACCAAGCTGAGCAGCGCCTAAATCAGCATTAGACTGAGAGATAAAATAGCCTGTAACAGGCGAAGGATCAACTAAAGTAGCGGTACCGGCCAGGCCTATAGAAACACCAGGTCCTTTCTGTGTCCACGGAAGAGAAGAAGTAAAGTAATCATGACGTTTACCACGAGGCGGACAGGCAAGGCCGGGAACAATACTGGTACCTGACGTGAAAACCCAAGCAGGTTGTTCAGAAGATCGGGCAGAGTTTAAAACTTCGTTAGTATCACCTTTCTGAATCTTGACGGATTTTTGAAGGTTTTCATCTCTAAACCATTCATTCCAAATAAGGTATACACCACGAAATGGAAGCGCACTAATACCAGATAAATTACCAGACGTATTCACGGGTAAACCGAAATAGTCCCAAAGAGAGCCTATATAGGCATTTTTAGAGTTACCAGTAGCAGAAACAGTAGGGATAACATAATCAGTACTATCGTCAGGGTCTTCCTGCTCAAAGCAGAAGTTCTGCCAGTGTTCCCAAACGAGGCGGTTTGGTACAAAAAAGAAAAACCAGTCCAGATAAATATTATCCATGATAGGCTTAATAGGAGTAGCCAAACGAGCGAAGTAATTAACAGACATACGAGTAGTATCGCCAGGCAAAACCTCATCAACAAATACAGGTATAAGCTTGCCTGAATCAAAAGTTGTCTTATAAACATGAGAACGGTCAAACTTAGTCCTTTTCATGTACATTGCAGGAGCATCGCTGAAGCGATGTCCTCGAACTCTTATTTTTTTTCGAGCCAAAATTTCACCTTCTTCGAAGTGTAAACCTAATAATTAACCTAAAGCAAATTATTGTTAGGTTTTAGATTATTTTTGCGTCACCTACGCCAGTTACATCAAGTAAGTAACTGGCTTCGGTGACGCCTATTTTTGTGTTTTTTCATTATTTTGTTCTAAAGTGTTACTTTCTTTTTGTGTTTGTTCACTACTTACGGACTGTTGTGGTTCATCAAAGGTATATTTGCTACCATACAGACCTTGTTGTTGGAGATATTCGAGCGTTGCAGGATCATTCAAATGGTCGATGAAATTCATAGGATCGTGGCCAAATTTTGCTCGAACATAAGCGGGTAAACTGTAGAATTCTTCACGAACTCCGGACACAAGCTCAAGCGCTGTACTGTAGTCGCCGGGAAGCGTTGCATCTCCGAACTGCAGGTAAGCGTATTGCGAACTATCGCCAAGGTCAAGAGTCATAATACCTTTCTGACCGTCTGCATACTTATTTACGATGTAGTTGATATCAGTTTCATCTTTCTCGTCCTGAATCGTAAGAGAGGGCATGGTAAACTCAATACCGCAATGATCATGTTCTTCTACGGGATCATAAGCTGTCTTAAATTTCATAGTTTCACCTCCTTTCGCAGGCGCCTAGACGCGGCGGGCGTGGCGTACAAAAAAAGGGCGATCTCCATGAGATCGTCCTTTTTCTGATACGCTCTTTATTAGA